CTGCTTGCCATCCTGCCCAAGCCCAATATGCAAAGCTGTCTTTCTCGTAGGGGTTAGTTCTGTCGTCGTAGTCAGCGTCCCACCAATTGCTAAACGCTTCGTTGTCCCATGGCTCCAGCTTGTCCTGTGCCATATCTTTTTTGCTTTGATAGCCTGTCATGTTGTTCCCCTTGGTGGTGTGCAAGTGTGAATTACGGTCAGGTCTGCGGTGCGCTTACCGCAGCGTTCGCAGAAGTTGCGTTCCTGTGCTGGATGTGGTGGGGCGGTGTCATGGCTTGTTTGGTCAAGCATCACAGTACGCGCCAATGCTTCACACAAAGATAGAAGGTGTTGTTGTTCCGCATCGACCTGCTGATTTGGATAGCCTCTTGCTCTGATTTTTTCAACAATGAAATCGGCTATTTCATCCGGGGGTACAAACAAATCCTCAACTACTTTGGCACACGCCTCACGTTCCTGCGCTGCTACCAAGGCGGCAAAGGCTTCAAGTTCCTCCAAGAGCCATTCCATGCCATTCCATACTGGCCCCCCATTGGCTTGCTTTGCTAGTTCAATGATGTTCATTTCAGCACCACCGCTACAAGCATGGACGCCCCCACCACCACGATCACCCACACGATCAAGCCCTTGACTTGTTGTACAAACTGCGCGTAGTCGCTAGGCTCGGGCTCGTCGTACTCCCAATCCTTCTGCGTCTTGCGCTCCATGTATTGTTTGTCTGCTTCGTTCATTGCTTGTACTCCTTTAAACGTGTATTAAGACGCTCTATACGCGCCATATTCAGATTCAAACAGGCAGTTGCATATTCAACTGCATTTTCTGATTCAAGTCGGTCAAGATGACATTGCGCCAGCTCTCGGACAATTACTTCAATGGGCGTCATTTCGCGCCAGTAGTCTTTAAAGAATTTTAAGAATTTCATGATTACTCCAAAATTATCCGCGCCTTGCGGTTCTTGATTTCTGCTTTCACAATGTCAATTGCTTTCTCCATTTGCTCAATATTGGTCACTTCAATCTGGGCATCATGGATTTCCATACCCAGGTTGATGGCAACCAATTCCTGACCCTTTACAACAAACCGATACTCTCGGTCAATGCCGCGCCTGGAGGCCGCGTACAGGGCGTCCTGGGCCTCTCTAAGCTCCTCCTTGTACTCATCACCGATGCCAAGACGCTGGAGTGCCTCGGCAACGTTAAAGGACTCGATGATGGTGTCAATGTCCTCGCGGTCTGCAAGACCCTTTCGCAGCGCATCAATGGCGTGATGATTCTTGATCTGCACATTGACAATGCCGGCCTGGGCGATGGGCTTGAATCCATTAATGACATACGCCACTGGATTGGCCAACTGCGGCCTTGGTCGGTACGAGCTACGCTTTCTCATCTTTTTAGCACCATGATTTCCATCTCAAGGTTTTTGCAGTGGGACTTGAGTTGTTCGTACTGGTAATTCAACTCGCTTATCGTGCGGGTGGTCTGCGTCCTGGCCAGTTTCTCACCGGCAACATAACCAATCAACGTGCCTTGGGTTACTGCCTTGCGCGCCAGCTCGCGTACATCTTTGCTGGTCATGATTCCGATGGCGCCAGAGGGTGCTAATAGTTGCTCAACAACCTCATCAATTTGTTGCTGCATAGATTCGCTCATGTTCAGACTTTATAAACAAGTAAGAGGGCCAGGCCGACACCGATGGCAGTGGCCAGGGCGATGTCAAGCCACTTTCGGGCGGTGGGTTGGATGGTGTAGTGCTCGCGGTAGCGCATTTGCTTGCTCCTAAAAATGCCATTTGGCGGGTTGTTGATAGCCCATATAGTACACGAATTGACTAACTCATCAACCGATTGGAGTAGGTGTTTTCCCTAAGTTGTGCAAAATAATTGTATTTCTAGTCAAAAATAGCGTCTAGAATTGCCTCATTCGTCAATTTAAGGGGTTTAAGCACAATGATTACGTCAACAGAGCAAGCAATTGAGGCAATACGTCAGCGAGCCAAGGATCACGGGTTCAAGATGTCAGACATAGCGCATACGGCAGGCATTGACCCTGCGCAGCTCTCGCGCTGGAGTACGGGAAAGACTGTTCCACTGTACTCAAACATTGCCAAGTTGGAGCAGGCCGTAGACGCATTGATCGCGGCAAAGGCGCCCCAATGATTGTCATGGCCATCGACCCAGGTCTGAGTGGCGCCATTGCGGTGTTCAGGTATATAGATCACGCGCTGGTGGATGTAATTGATATGCCAACGCACGAACTAATGCGAAACGGGAAAGCCAAACGCCAAGTGTCAGCGTCTGGATTAGCAGGAATGTTTACTACACATAAGCCCCATCACGTCATAGTGGAAAAAGTCTCTGCGATGCCTGGCCAGGGGGTTACTTCAATGTTTAGCTTCGGGCGTAGTTTTGGCGTCATTGAGGGCATCTTGGCAGCGTTTGAGATACCCGCCACATACGTCATGCCCAGCGTCTGGACAAAGGGCATAGGCCGCGGGCTCGGTAAGGACGCATCACGCGCCAGAGCCTGCGAGCTGTATCCAGCGCACCAGAAGTCATTTGCACGGGTCAAGGATGATGGGCGCGCGGATGCCGTTCTCATTGGCGCCTGGTATTTGAAAGGGAACAAGTGAGCCTGCACGACTTACGAACCTTACGAGAGCACGCCGTGTACTTAGGCACGCAGCTCGAACAAGAGCGCGAGCAATCACGCCAGAAAACTGAATTCCTAAAGCGCCTGGTGCATCCAGAGGACCTTGGCCACGCAGTCAGTTCAGAGGTGCGCAATCTGGCGTATCAAATTCTTATCAACGAAAGCGAAACATGAAACAATTAATCCTCCGCCCGTCATCAGCATCACGTTGGATTGCCTGCCCAGCATCTGCGCGACTATCGTTGAACGTACCCTATGAGCCAGCCGGCGAGGCTGCGCAAATAGGCACTGCGATTCACTCTCTTTCTGAGACGTGCTGGCAGCTAGATCAGGACCCGATGGACTATGTAGGTAAGACGGTAGAGGGTATCGTAATCACGCGAGAGAACGCTGAATTTGCACTTGCGCACATTCGCATGGTGGCTGCATTGGAGGCCGAACTAGGCACCATCAAGGTTGAGCAGTATGGCGTGGCCTACGAGACAACACTGGCCAAGGTCGGCGGTACTGCGGACGTGGTGGCGTACAACATGGACAGGTCTGTGCTGGTGATCGCTGACTTGAAAACTGGACGCCAGTGGGTTGATGCTGACAGCGACCAGATGAAGATATACGCGCTGGGCGTGATGAGTAAATTGGTCAAGGTCTTTGACACAGTGCGCCTGACAATTGTCCAGCCCCAGACGGGGGAGAACCGGACTCACGAGATGACGGGTGACGATCTCATGCGCTGGAAGGCGGACGTGCTAATACCGGCGGTGGTGTCTGCTGCCGACGGCAGAGAGGACCCCAAACCGTCTAAGACTGCCTGCCAATACTGCCCTGCTAAGATGATCTGCCCTGCGCAGACCAAGGCACTGGCCGAGATACCCGTGACACTTGAGGTTGCAACCCTGACACCTGACCAGGTAAGTGACTTGCTGGACAAGGCCGAACTGGTGGAGGACTTCATTGCCGCATTGCGCAAGCAGGCCACCAAGTCATTGGAGGCTGGCGGTGTACTCAGGGGCTGGCAGATGGCGCCCAAACGTGCTACCAGGGCGTGGTCTAAGGAGGCAGACGCAGCGCAAGTATTGCGTGATGCAGGGATTCCAGAAAACAAGATATACGAGACATCAATCATTTCGCCTGCTGCCGCAGACAAGTTGCTCGGCAAGGACAGGAAACAAGTTTTGGATAGCGTGACCACGAAAGTAAGTAGTGGACTCACGCTGTCTAAATCCCGTGGGCTGGGCGAGAGCACAGCCATTTAAAACTCTGAAAGCTAAACGCAAATGCTAAATCTATCAAGCTCATCTGGTTCCGGTAACTACATCCGGTTTTCTCCACAAGCAAATATGTGGACCAACAACAACAACGAGGAGATCACATTAAAGAAAGTGGTATTTGACATCGACAACATTCACACTGGCTGGCTGTTGCTGGGTGTTGGTGTACGCGATTGGGTGCAGGATGACTCAGTCGGCAAGAAGGGTCCGCAGCCCAGCCCCGAGCACAAACGCGGTTTCCAGGTGGTGCTATACAACAAAGAGATCGGTGCCGCTGAGTGGTCATCTAATGGCGTAGGCCCAAACATGGGGCTGGAACTTATGTACAAGGCAGCGGCTGCCGAGCGTGAGGCTAACCCTGGCAAGCTGCCAGTGTTTGAGTACCTGCACTCCAAGGCTGAGAAGATCGGCAAGGGTACGACTCGCATACCAAAGTTTCAGCTAACAGGCTGGGTGGCACGTCCTGCGGGGCTGGATGCCGTGGCCGAGGAACCTGAGTACCAGCCAGAGCCGGTGCAACCCGTTCGCAAGGCGCCGGTCAAGGCTGCCGTGGTAGAGGAAGACGAGATTTTCTAAGCGTTAGACTAACGCGCCGGTGGGTTGATCTCCACCGGCTTTTTTTTCCCTCGAAAAAGTACAACTATGAAATACCTATCAGTGTGCAGCGGTATAGAAGCTGCAACAGTTGCCTGGCATCCATTAGGGTGGCAGCCGGTGGCGTTTGGTGAGATAGAAAAGTTTCCCTGTCAGGTGCTAGAGCACCATTACCCCGATACCCCTAACTGGGGTGATATGACTAAGTTTAAGGAGTGGCCAGATGCAGATGTCAATGTTTTCGTTGGAGGAACTCCCTGCCAATCATTCAGCGTCGCAGGACTCAGAAAAGGACTGGATGACCCGCGTGGCAACCTCATGCTTACATACCTTGCCATTGCTGCAAGATATAGGCCCAGGTGGCTGGTTTGGGAGAACGTCCCCGGCGTCTTATCCTCTAACGGAGGACTTGACAGACAGCTACACCGACATCAAATCAAAGAACAAGCCAACGCCTGACGGCCCACGCTACAAGGCGCTGGGTAACTCTATGGCTGTGCCTGTGATGGCGTGGATAGGTAAAAGAATTCAAGAAGTGGACGCGATATGCCAGACACAGAAACAATAGCCAAGGCGCTGGGTAACGCCAAGAAGGTCAATGGGCAATGGGTTGCATCCTGCCCCGTACCTGGCCACGGCAGAGGCAACGGGGACAAGAACCCGTCACTCTCGATCACGGAGTCAGAGGGCAAGGTCCTGTTTCACTGCCACGGCGGCTGCGACCAGCGGGATGTTTTTGACGCTGTCAGGTCTAGGGACCTGCTGCCCACTACGCCCAAGCGAGAGGAGATTAGCTACACCCAGCACCAGGCGCCAGCCTTAGAACAGGAGTGGGAGTACAGGTCGGAGGACGGCGATGTCCTGTTTACCAAGCGCCGGTACAAGACTCATGACGCCAAGGGTAAGACGTACTCAATCCACAGGGTGGACGCAGCAGGCAAGCGTACGCCAGGACTCAAGGACACGAGGATCGTCCCCTACCGCCTGCCAGAGCTGCTAGACGCCAAGACCGCAGGAAGGGCCATCTACTTGGTGGAGGGGGAGAAGGCAGCCGACGCCCTAGTAAGCATTGGCGCCATTGCTACAACGTCGCACACTGGCGCAGGCAGTTGGCCGGCGGAGATTACGCAGTACTTTGCCGGTGCCAACATAGTAGTTATCCCAGACAACGACGACCCAGGCAGGCAGTACGCCAGAAAAGCAATACAGAACCTATTACCAGTGGCCAAGTCAATCCGGTATCTGGACCTGGACCTGATGATGGACGGGGACGACGCCTACGAGTGGGTTAACGATATGCAGGGAACGCGCAAGGAGCTTGCGGAGAAGGCAAAGGGTGCGCCGGTAATCACGCAAGCGCCAAATGTAACGGAAGGCGAACAGTCGATAGAAATTACGCAAGTAGAGCAGGAGGCGTACAACCCGACTCCGCAGTTGCTCAACATCGAGGCATGGGACACCATCAAGGACGAGCCCGTCAACTGGATCATCGAGAACGTGCTGCCAGAGAAGGGGTTTGCTGCCCTGTACGGGCCTCCAGGGTCATACAAGTCTTTCATAGCCTTGGACATAGCCGAGGCGGTGGCCACAGGACGCCAGTGGATGGGTAACCAGGTTACGAACCCTGGCGCTGTTCTTTACATAGCCGGCGAGGGTCATGGCGGTATCGGGGCGAGGATAAAGGCCTGCAAGATCAACCACCAGACGCAGGACGGGGCTGAAATCTACGTCATACGCTACCAGCTTAACCTGAGATCGAGTGCGGATGACTTCAACCTACTTATGGAGTCAATTGACAACCTGATAGAGCAGACGGGCATAGAGCTGCGCCTGGTGCAGATAGATACATTGGCCAGAGCCTTTGGCGGCGGCAACGAGAACGACTCGCAGGACATGGGTGCATTTATCCATAACGCAGGCAGATTACAGCGGAAACTCAACTGCGCATTGATGGTCTTGCACCACTCAGGCAAGGACCAGACCAAGGGATTGAGGGGTCATAGCTCACTCTTGGGCGCCGTGGACACGCAAATAGAGCTCTTAAAACTTGAGCAAGTAGTCAAGAAGGACGGGGTTGCGGGGCAGGGAATTATTACTATTAGTAAGCAAAAGGATGGCCAGGACAACCTTAAATTTGGGTTTGAGATGGTCCGGATAGACATAAATAAGGCGTCAGGTAATGGCCTGGGGCTGGACGAATCCATCTCTCTTGGCGTCAGGGAGCAGCAAGAAAACATTGAGCAGCAGCACAAAACTAAGGCGCCTCCACCACTGAGAACGGGTGCTGGAGGCATCCAAAAGGTGTCCTTGGACGCCCTGCACAAGGCGATTTCGGAGCATGGCGAGATGCGGGTAATTGACAACAAACGCAATAAGTCGGTTCATGTGGAACAGTGGAAGGATGCGTTTGAGGCCTCCCAGGTGGACAAAACTGGCATCAAAAAGCGGTTTGAGCGCACCGTTATGTCACTTCAGAACGCCAAAAGGGTGGAGGTTTTCGATCCATTTGTTTGGGTGATTTGGAGCGATGATGGTCAAAATGGCAGCGACTTTTAGGGTGTTTTATCCGTTACGGATTTGGCAATGGACAAATGGGGGCAAATGGACGGGCAAATGGACGAAGAGAGGGAAAAACATGGAAACGGGCAAATGGGGCAAATGGGACAAATGGAGGGCAAATGGACGGGCAAATGGACAGAAAACGTGTTTCGGCATAGATTTGGCGGAAAAGGGCAAATGGGAGAGCGTATGTCTTAATATACGCTCCCATTTGTCCTTCCGCCTAATGCCCAGAATTGGAGGACCAAGTGGCAATAAATAAACTTAAATCTTTGGCGATTAAACCGGCGGCAATGCCGAGCTTTCCAGCAAATGCGTTTGACGTGTTTAAGAACTCGGTGCTGGTCGAACTGGAGAACCGAAAGAATACCCATGATGGTAGGTGGGGTATTGATAGGCTGATTTGGTTGGTGGACAGCGAGCTGCGGGAAAAGGTGTGGCTGCAACTCGGACGGGTTTACCAGGCGCAGGAGCTGCGCGACGAGCAGAAGCTGGACAAGGCGGTCAAGGGAATGTGCAAGGCCTACGATGCAATGGAAGCATGGGCTGCGGACAACGGGGTCAGCGAGCTGCCAGACATTGGCCAGATCGAGCACCAGATGGAGGACGGTACGGTTTTCGCAATCGTCCCAGATGAGCGAGCCAAACGGCTGTACCTACAACAGTGGCCAGGACAAAACGACAGGGAGGTCTGGACGGCAGCGGAGATTGCGATAATCGTCAACAAGCAGGCTGGTGGGCAGATCAGCGAGATCAAGCGGTTATGGCCAGGGAGCAAGGTGGTTTCGGTCGGTGGTCCAAGCGGGTTTGATGACATGGAGAACGATTTGGACATGAGTAAACCGAGCAAGTTGCCTAAGTTGTTTGATACGAAGGCGTTTAAAGGGGCTAGATGATGCGTAAAAGCGATTTGGTTGGGTTGGTAATGGGTATGGTGCTTAGGCGTGAGATATTGCGCTGGAGGGCGTTTTAATGGCTGGGCAAAAGAAGAAGCAAGAGGACTTGCGGGTGCTTGGATCGATACCGATTGAGCACATCGTGACCATGTTTGAGGCGGGAAAGTCACAGACGCGGATATGCAAGGACCTGGGAATTGGGCGGCGCGCGTTAGAAATCTGGTGCGAGGCACCCGAGAACGAGCATAAAATTGCTCGCGCGCGCGCCCGTGCTGCCGATAATTTGGCCTGCGAGACGCTCGAGATCGCCGACGCGGCGGCGCCAGAGGAGAGCAACGTGGCCAGGGTGCGCATACAGACGCGCCAGTGGATCGCAGAACGCTGGAAACCTAGCGTGTACGCCCAGCAGCGTGGTCCGTCGGTAAGCATCAGCATTGGCGGCCTGCGCCTGGACGCACTGCGTCACGTCGAGGTGGTGCAGGACGAGGTGAACATCCCGCAGATCAGTGGATAACTATGTCTCAATCGTTTGTACTTTATACAACGGGCGTTATGTTAAGTAACAACCCCTGTGAATTACTTGTGGATAACCTACCACTGTACGCTGGGTACTGGCCCGTCCGCCTGGCGCCCAGCAGCCCGACCCCCCCCTTCGCGCCAGCAGCGGGGGCGGCAACTGCTGCACCTAAACACCTACCGAGCCCATGAACCCTGACCCCACCCCCCTACCCCTGGTGCCGGCACCGCCCTCTATCCAAAAAAAAATAAAAACTGTGCCAGATATTCTTGATGGTGTCACCGACGTGACAGATGAGGGTGAGCTGGTTGTCCAGGACAAGAACCCTTTTATTGCGTGGGCGAAAAAGTATTACAAGAATCCGGTCTTGTTTGTGCAGGAGGTGCTGGACACGCAGCCCGACCCCTGGCAGAAGGAATTTCTGATGCACATAGCCAAGGGTGAGCGCCGCATAAGCGTGAGGTCTGGCCATGGAGTTGGCAAGAGCACCGCCGCAGCCTGGGCGATTATTTGGTATGCGTTCTTGCGGTTTCCGGTCAAGATTGTGCTTACGGCGCCCACCAGCAGCCAACTCTATGACGCGCTATTCGCGGAACTGAAGAGGTGGGTTAAGGCGCTTCCTGAGACGTTACAGGGTCAGTTGGAGGTCAAGCAGGACAGGATTGAGTTTAAGGAGCACCCCAACGAGGCGTTTATATCTGCACGCACATCAAGGGCCGAGCAGCCCGAGGCCTTGCAGGGGGTTCACAGTGAGCACGTCATGCTGGTGGCAGACGAGGCCAGCGGTATACCGGAGCAAGTGTTTGAGGCTGCGGCGGGGAGTATGTCGGGGCATTCAGCTGTAACTTTGTTACTAAGTAACCCTGTTAGGTCCAGCGGGTTCTTTTACGACACACACAATCGTTTGGCGGGTGACTGGATCACGATGAAGGTTAGCTGCGCGGACTCGCCGAGGGTGAGTGAGGCGTACATCGAGGAGATGAAGTCTAGGTATGGCGAGGAGAGCAATATCTACAGGATTCGCGTACTGGGCGAGTTTCCGCGTAGCGATGACGATACGGTGATTCCCATGGAGTTGTTGGAGATGGCCACACAGCGGGACGTGGCGCCAAGTTTGAGCGCCAAGTTGGTTTGGGGATTGGACGTGGCCAGGTTTGGCTCTGACAGGTCGGCACTGTGCAAGCGCCAGGGTAATGCGGTGACCGAGCCGATTAAGACGTGGAAGAACTTGGATTTGATGCAGTTGACTGGTGCGATTGTGGCTGAGTATGAGGTTTTGATGCCTAGTATGCGTCCGCACGAGATATTGGTTGACTCGATTGGTTTGGGGGCTGGGGTTGTTGACAGGTTGAGGGAATTGAATTTACCGGCGCGTGGTATCAATGTCTCTGAGTCTCCAGCGATGGGCGGGACGTATAGGAACTTGAAGGCTGAGCTCTGGTACAAGGCCAAGGCGTGGCTGGAGCAGCGTGACTGCACCATGCCCAAAGATGATTTGCTGATCTCTGAGCTGGCCACCGTGCGGTATTCGTTTACGAGTAACGGGAAAATTCAGATTGAGGGCAAGGACGAGATCAGGAAGCGCGGCCTGGCCAGCCCCGACAGGGCAGATGCGTTTTGCTTGACGTTTGCCTCTGACGCGATAACGGGTGCTTTTGGTTCCGCGTCCAGCGGGAAGTGGGGACAGACGCTGCGCAGGAATATTCCCCGCGTAGCATAATTGGCGTACTTAACTTTTAAGGGGTAATTCTATGAAGATGACCAAGGCGCAGAAGAAGGTTGGCAAGGTGATGCACGAGTACAAAACCGGAAAGCTGCACTCTGGACCAGGCGGCAAGGTAGTGAAGAATCCTAAGCAGGCGATTGCGATTGCGCTGTCCGAGGCCAAGATCAAGCCTAAAGCAATGAAGGGGAAGATGTAATGGCCACCAGTATGCGAGACGTGCCAGCGCGTTACCAGGGCGCGATGAAGCAGATGATGAGCAAGACCAGCACCAAGTGCCCTCTGCCTACGCAGGACGTGACCCTTAATCTGAAGAACCGCGCCAAGGCGATTACCACTGCCGCGTATGGCCCTGAGAATCCAGCACTGCCCAATACCGAGTACTGGAAGAAGAAGGCCAATACCTGGAGCGTGAGCATCCAAGACGCCAAGCAGAGCCGGTGCGGTAACTGCGCAGCGTTTAATGTGCAGGATTCGATCAAAGAGTGCATCGCCAAGGGTATCGGTACTGAGGCAGACCCTTGGGGGACTATTGCCCTGGCTGACTTGGGTTACTGCGAGATATTTGATTTCAAGTGCGCAGCCAGCAGAACCTGCGATGCGTGGGTTGTTGGTGGCCCTAATGATGGCAGTAAGGACTCCGAGGAATCTGTTGATACAGAAATGGAAGGCGGCGTAGAGGAGTGATTAGCCCCATTGTCATATCCACAGTACACGGCAAGGGGCTGGGCGTATTGCTCGAATCCATTAAGCAATACTGTCCCGAGATACCTGTTTACCTGCGCGGACCCGAGTCCGTGATCGAGCACTTCAATGCCGACGTTAAAGTGTTTTCTCATCCCACTAACTTTGGCAACGACTACAACGGCATCATCAACCGCGCACTTGAGGACTTTGAGTCCGTGGTGGTGGCCAATGACGATATCGTGCTGACGCCCACCAGTTACAGGGTTCTGATGGAGGACGTGGACATATTGCTCGATATGGATTTACCCGTTGGCTGGGTGGCGTCCAGGACTGATGCGGCACGGCAGGTGCAGAACATAAGGTTCAATCCTGATAACGAGACGATTGATATGTGCAGGTTCAAGTACGAGTCCAAGATCAGGCCAGCAGAAGTAATTAGTCCGATATTCGCGTGGATACACGGGGATACCTTTAAAGAGGCCAATTTCCCACCGCTGAACTGGTACTCCGATGACGTTAACTGCCTTGACCTGATCGCCAAAGGTTTTGAGCATTACGTCTCAACCAGTTATGTGCATCACATTGGCAGCCAGACAGTTGGAACTAACGCCGAGAAGTTGACAAATCAGGCCATACCCTGGTTACTTAAAAACAGACCCGAATATGCAGCGCAGTGGTTTAACTCTTAACTTGGGATCGGGCCGTGATTGGCGCGATGACTGCGTCAATATGGACATTAACGAGAACAAGAACCCCGATTGGCATGGTGATATTTGCACCATTGAGTGGGGTCAGAAGATACAGACGCACGCTGGTGAGATCACAGTAGAGCCTGGGATATTTACCAAGATACTCGCGCAAGACGTGCTGGAGCACGTCCCTGACCTAGTCAAGTGCATGAGGAACTGCCTGGATTTGTTGGACGTTGGCGGCGAGATGCACATCCATGTGCCGTATGACTTGAGCCTTGGCGCGTGGCAGGACCCGACCCATGTGCGTGCGTTTAACGAGAATTCGTGGGTGTATTACTGCGCCTGGCACTGGTATTTAGACTGGCAAGATTTCAGATTTGAGATGAAGCATTTAGAGTTTAGGCTGTCAAAGTACGGCGAAAGTCTAGAATTGGAACAAGATGAGTTACTCCGCACACCGCGTGCAGTTGACTCCATGTATGTTGTTTTACGAAAGATACCCGTATGAAAGACCTAGAAATTACGACCGACGTCTCATCACAAGAGACCATGGACGACGACGAGTTGCAGGCCATCATTGGGCAAGACTTGACTGATGCCGTTAGTTACGTTGACTCTGACTTGTCTCCAATTCGTGCGCGTGGGACTGAGTATTACCGAGGCGATAAGTTTGGCAATGAGGAAGATGGCCGTTCCCAGGTGGTGGCCATGGAGGTGCGCGACACTGTGTCGGCGATGATGCCCAGCCTGATGCGGGTATTTTTCTCAAGTGAGAACACAGTCGAGTTTGTACCCGAGGGTCCAGAAGACGTTACGGCTGCCAAGCAGGCGACTGACTACGCAAACTTTGTCTTTAACTCGGACAACAACGGGTTTATGACGACCTACGCGATATTCAAAGATTCGCTAGTGCGCAAGTGCGGGATTGCCAAATTCTGGTGGGAAGATACCGAGACGGTGCGCATTGAGGACTACTCAGGCCTGGATGACCAGACCTTGCAGATACTCTCGCAGGAGCAGGCCGAGGTCAAGATTGTTGTCTCTTACCCTGACCCAGATGCACTTGACGCTATGCAGGGTATGGCGCCACAGATCGACCCAGCCACCGGCCAGCCCATGCCCATGCCTGCGCCTCCAATGCTGCATGACGTGCAGATTAAGCGCGTCCTGACTGATGGCCGCATCAAGATCATGGCCGTGCCTCCAGAGGAGTTGCTGCTAGACCGTCGCGCCAGGTCATTTGAGGATGCCGGCATCATTGCCCACCGCAAGATGGCCACAGTTGAGGAGCTGGTCTCCATGGGTTACGACGAGGACGAGGTGCGCGACAACATCACGTCTACTGACCTAGACAACAATGAAGAGTACCTAGCACGCCAGCCCCTGTCTACCACTTTCGGAATGAATGACAGCGCAAACCCCATGCAGCAGCGTGTTTTGTACGTTGAGGCATATTTGCGCATTGATTACGACAAAGATGGAATCCCAGAACTGCGCAAGATTTGCTGCATTGGCTCTGGCTACAAGGTAGTGCGTAACTTGCCTGCGTCTTATATTCCATTTGTAGACTTTCCCTGCGATCCCGAGCCACATACCAGCCCCCTGGAGGCGATGTCTATATTTGATATCACGCACGATATCCAAGAGATCAAATCCGAGATTCTGCGCAATACCCTTGACTCTTTGGCGCAATCCATCCACCCGCGAACTGCGGTTGTTGAGGGCCAAGTCAACATGGATGACGTGCTGAACAATGAGACTGGCGCCGTCATTCGTATGCGCCAGCCTGGCATGGTGCAGCCATTTAGCAATCCATTTGTTGGCCAGGCGGCGTTCCCGATGCTGGACTACATAGACCAGATCAAAGAGGATCGTACCGGCATGAGTAAGGCCGCTATGGGTCTTAATGCTGACGCGCTGCAATCAAGCACCAAGGCAGCCGTGGCGGCCACAATAAGCGCCAGCCAGGGCCGCATTGAGCTTGTTGCACGCATGATGGCCGAGGGCATGAAGAAACTATTTAAGGGAATACTGTTTCTTATCGTTACCCACCAGGACAAGCCCCGCATGATTCGTTTGCGCAATGATTTTGTGCAGATTGACCCGCGCGCATGGAACTCGGCCATGGATGTCCATATCAATATTGGTCTTGGCAATGGCGACACGCCAGAGCGCATCCAGGCGCTAATGATGATCGCTGGAAAGCAGCAGGAGGCATTGACGCAACTTGGCCCAGTTAACCCCCTGGTCACCCCTGGCCAATACTCTCGGACACTGCGCAAGATTGTTGAGTTATCTGGATTTATTGATTCAAATCAATACTTTAACGAGATTCCTGCGGACTACAAACCGCCCCAACCGCCAGCCCCGAAACCAACTCCAGAAGAGGTTTTGGCCCAAGTACAGGCCAAATCTATTGAGGCAGATATCCAGAAGAAGGCGGCTGAATTGGAGTTAAAGCGCCAGCAGATGGTGCGTGACGACGACTATCGGCGCGACCAACTGGCACAGGAGTTATATTTGAAGAAGTACGAACTTGAGTTAAAGTACAACGCACAAATTTCAACGGCTGAGATTCAAGCACAGCAAGATATCAACCGTGAAGCGATGCAGCATCAGACTACCCTGGCACAGAGCCAGATGTCTGCGGCTGCCCCCATCAACCTAAATGGAATGGCATAAATGGAGAATGAAGAACTTGTACGCAAGGGCCGAAAGGCAAGCCAATTATTGGAAGACGAGACTTTCAATATGGCCATCAACAAGATGGAAAACGACCAACTCTGGTACTTTCGGTCAACGAAACCAGAAGAGTCTGCCAAGCGAGAGATCGCCTGGTCCATGCTAAAGGCAATTGACAATTTAAAGATTGAATTGCAAAAGATTGTTGACAACGCAAAGGTGGCGCAACGCGCCATTGAGCGTGCAAGTAAGTAAGGACATTTATGCAACAAGCACAAACTGGTCCTGCGGGACCCATGAATCTGGACCAAGCGGCCCAGGCACTCTCAGCAATACTGCCCGATGAGGGAGAACAGTCAATTGATGAGACGTTTGACGATTCGCTGGAAGGCGAGTCGGCGGCGCCAGACGATTCATTGTCGGAGGATGCAGACGCGCCCGAAAATGAAACGGATGGCGAACAGTTGGAGGAAGATGACGATCCAAAGGAAGAGAAGCAGGATCAGACCTTTACCGTCAAAGTTGACGGGACCGAGGTTTCTGTAACCCTGGACGAACTTCAAAAGGGATATTCAAGGACCCAAGACTACACGCGAAAGACTCAGCAAATTGCCGAAATTCGACGTCAAGTCGAGTCGGAAGCCGAGGCCATTCGCGCCGAGCGCAACCAGTACGCTCAGTTGTTAGGAGCATTGGAATCTCAGGTTCAGCAAGCCGTAGAACCCCAGATTGATTGGGACCGTCTTTATCAAGAAGACCCCATCGAGTGGGTGCGGCAGAAAGAGGTGATGCGTGAAAACCAGGCAAAGGCGCAGGCTATTCAATTCGAAAAGCAGCGACTTGCGCAAATTTCACAGCAGGAGCAATCTCAACAGATGCAGTCTTATCTTGCCGAACAGCAAGAAGAGCTGCTAAAGGTTTTGCCTGATTGGAAAGACCCAAACAAGGCAAAAAAAGAGAAAGAATTGCTCATTGACTTTGGCCAAAAGGCTGGGTTTAGCACCGATGAACTGAAGAATATTTTTGACCACCGAGTAGTAAACATACTGCGAAAGGCAGCACTTTACGAACAGATGATGTCCAAACGAGGCACCATCAAGCCGGTGACAAACAATGGTCCGCGTCCAGCCAAGCCAGGTGCAGCAGGCCGCGTCTCCCAGACAAGTGAAGCTACTCGCGCAAAACAGCGTCTTGCAAAAACTGGTCGCATCCATGATGCGGCTTCTGCAATTGAACTTTTATTGAAGTGAGTGAATTATGACTATCGTAACTAATACCTTCACCACCTTTGACGCCAAAGGTATCCGTGAAGACTTGAGCAATGTGATTACCAACATTGCACCGGAAGAAACTCCGTACATGAGCAACATTGGACGTGAGTCGGTGAGCAACTCTTTGTTTGAGTGGCAAACCGATACATTGGCATCCGCCGCTGCTAATAAGCAGCTCGAGGGTGATGATGTTTCGTCGTTTGACGCTGTTGTCGCTACCGTGCGTTTGCAAAACTACGCTCAGATTTCGCGCAAGACTATTGTCCTGTCCGCAACTGAAGAAGTGGTTAACAAGGCCGGCCGTCGTTCTGAGTTGGCTTATCAGATCGCCAAGCGCGGTTCTGAACTGAAACGCGACCAAGAGTTTTCTTTGCTCAATGGCGCAGTTGCTGCTGCTGGTAACACTACCACTGCACGCGGTACTGCTTCGCTTGGCGCGTTTATCAAGACCAACGTCGATATGCAGACCAATGGTGCTAATCCTTCGTACACAACGCTGCCAAACAGCGCCCGTACTGACGGTAACGTGCGTACCTTTACCGAGACCATTTTGAAGAACGTCATCCAGCAAGTCTGGGCCGCTGGCGGTACTCCAAAAATCTTGATGACTGGCCCCATTAACAAGCAGCGCGTCTCCGGTTTCTCCGGTATCGCATCTGCGCGTTACAACCTTAACGGTGGTGATCGTCCTGCAACTATCATTGGCGCTGCCGACATTTATGTCAGCGACTTTGGCCAGGTGCAAGTGGTTCCTAACCGTTTCCAGCGTGAGCGTGATGCCTGGGTGATTGATCCTGAGTACGCAAAAATGACTAGCCTGCGTCCTTACCAGCAGATTGAGCTGGCTAAGACTGGCGACGCCGAAAAGCGTATGCTGATCGTTGAGTGGGGTCACAAGGTCTTGGCTGAGAATGCCCATGGCCTGGCTGCTGACCTGATTACTTCGTAATCAAGCATGGAAGGGATCAGGGAAACCTGGTCCCTTTTTTAAATGAGCGAATCAAAAATATTTGACACAAACCCAGACCTTGGAATAACTCGGACGTGGCACTACGACGAGGACACCAACAAGGCAACCATACAGACAAGTCAAGATGTCACGGCCATCATTGAAGAGAACCGTAGCATTTATAACCAGGGTGAAAAGCACGATAAATATGGCGAGTGGAGCCGTGTGGCGTCCATACCATTAAGCGTGTACTTCAATCTCAAGGCAGAGGGCAAGTTAGAGGATGAGGCGTACATGAAACGCTGGCTCAACGATCCCGAAAACCAATACTTTAGAACTCGACCAGGACAAGTATGAACTATGTAGCAGTCTGCACGCCAGCGCGTGATATGGTCCACACAAACTTCACCTATTGCTTGGTGAACATGGTGGCATATCACACTATCAGCACCACCGATGCCATATCTCTCAAGATTATGCAGGGTACGCTGATACAGAACCAGCGAGCTGATTTGGCGCTGGACGCGATGGCCGAGGGCTGCACCCATATCCTGTTTATTGACTCGGATATGACCTTTCCGCAGGACATGGTAGGCCGGCTGCTAAAGCACGACCTGGACATTGTGGCCACCAACTGCGCACGGCGCCGTATGCCTACTGGACCCACTGCGCAGAACTACGGACCTGATGGCAAGCGCGAGCTGGTGTACACCATGCCAGATTCCACGGGAATTGAGGAAGTAGGGTCAATTGGCATGGGAGTCATGCTGATTAAGCGTAATGTCTTTGAAAAGCTGTCAGAACCATGGTTTGAGACGCCATGGCGCCCCAAGGAGCGCGGTTATATTGGCGAGGACATTTTCTTCTGCCGTAAAGCGCAAGAGGCAGGGTTTAAAATACACATAGACCATGATGTGAGCAAAGAGATTGGTCACATTGGCACGTTTGAATTCAAGCACGACCATACATGGGTTATGCGTGACCTTGAGGAAAAGGAAAAGGCAACTTAAATGGCGCTGACAACGTATACGGAACTAAAGACATCTATTGGTGATTGGCTTAATAGAACCGATCTTACGTCTGTCATTCCTGACTTTATCTCACTTGCAGAGGCGCAAATTGAGCGCGCCTTGCGTACCAGGCAAATGATTGTCAGATCAAATGCTTCATTTAGCACTGAATACGGTGCAGTACCTTCTGATTTTTTAGAGACAAAATCTTTAAAGCTGACGAGTACAAACCCCGTCACTCCATTGCAATTCCAGACAATTGATGCCCTAGACGATATTGCTTACAGTTACCCATCACCATCACGTCCAAAATACTTCAGCATTGTTGGCAGCCAGATCAGGTTTGTCCCAGTGCCAGATACTACTTACACGACTGAGCTTGTGTATTACGCAAAATTGACAAAGTTATCATCTACTGTTTCCAGTAATTGGCTGTTAAGCGCAAGCCCAGACATTTATCTGTATGGAAGTTTATTGCAGGCCGCCCCATACTTGCAAGATGATGCGAGAATTCAGACATGGGCGACTTTGTATGAGCGAGCACTCACAGATTTGCAAACCGCAGATGATCGTGGTGCAACATCAGGTGGATCATTAGTCACCAGAGCAAAATCATTTGGTTAACAGCATTAGGAGCTAAAACTATGCACTCGGAAAAACTCAACGCTACAGACGCATCTGGTGTTTCAATCATTAGAAACACGGGCATGGAAGAAACAATTGGCGTCACAGGACATTACCAGGTCCAGTGTATTGGTGAAGATGGTGAAGTCAAATGGAATGAAACCATTGAAAATCTTGTAGTGACAGTCGGTAAAAACGACCTGTTAGATAAGTATTTTGCTGGAAGCGCCTACACGGCTGCCTGGTACATGGGTCTGGTTGATGGTGCAAGCACTCCAACTTATGCGGCTGCCGACACATTGGCCTCTCATGCCGGATGGACAGAAAGCACTGCGTATTCTGGTTCAAACCGGATTACTGTTGCCTGGAACTCTGCTGCATCTGGCTCCAAGGCATCCACGTCAACGTCTTTTAGCATCAATGCAACTGCAACCATTGCTGGCGCCTTGCTGACTGTTACGCAAGTACGGGCTACAACTACTGGCGTTTTATATTCTGCTGGTAGTTTCTCTGGTGGTAACCGTTCTGTAGTGTCTGGCGACACTCTTAATGTTACTTATACAGCCTCTGTCTAATCTTTTTTGAAGACGAGCGCCAGGCCAAATAATTTTTTTAGGGGGCTTGAATGGCTCTAATTTTTGCAGATAGGGTTCAAGAAACTACTACTACAACTGGAACCGGAACTGTCACTTTAGCTGGTGCAGTTACTGGTTTTCAGTCTTTTTCAGCCATTGGAAATGGCAATACAACGTATTACAACATTACCGATGGCACCAGTTGGGAGGTCGGTATTGGCACCTATACGTCATCTGGTACGACCCTTAGTCGAGATACTGTTTTATCTTCGTCTAATAGTGGGTCATTAGTAAGTTTTACATCTGGAAGTAAAAACGTATTTTGCACATACCCAGCAGGACGTTCTGTCAACTCTGGCAAGTCAGTCGCACTATCAATTGTCTTTGGGTACTAAGGAATAAAAATGGCAAATCCCAACATAGTTAACGTCACGTCAATTTATGGCAATACAGCCTATGTCGTGCCTAGTACGTCAGTAACAACACCTTCTGCGGCTAACGGCGTTACGTCTTGGACATACAACGGCACAACAACATTGACGGGTCTTACCCCTGCCGCATCTTCAGTTAACAAGATTGATTCAATTATTGCCACCAACACCACGGCAACAGCG